GTACTACCAAAGTCAAACCTAACTTGGACATCTGGTTCTACAACACCTTCAGCACTTGAAGAGACTTTAAGGTAGTGTAAAGTTTTTAAAGTTCCTAAGTCTCCATAGTCATAATCGGGTGTAGCATATCTTGCTAGAATGGCAGTACCATCAAAAGTATTACCTGAATCGTGTATATACACATAACCTGTAGTAGACCCGTGATAATGCTCTTCAACTCCAATCTCATTAAACCCTGTTCCTATTTCTGTTACTTCTATTCCTCTTGTCTCTGACCACTGAAATCCATCGGGTCTTAGTGTTCCTATGATACCACGTTGCTGACTTTCTTGTAGCGTAGTATCAGTATAAAATAATCTATATTGTGACTTGTCTCTATGTACCATGCTACTAATCGTGTAGCTGTTTATATCGTTTGCAAGGTCTGTAATTAAAGGTTGTATCTGTTTTGATACAGTTCCTAACTCAACGTCTCCAATTCTTGCAGTACCAGCAACTGTTCTTAGTCCATCTGGTGCTAAAAAGATAAGGTCACCACCTATCTCTTGAATACTATAACCACTTAAACATCCAATGCTTTCAGCAACTGAAACAATTGCAACTGTTTGAGAGTTATCAATGTTTATAAGTTTGTGAATACTATTTTCACAAAACACAAACAAGTCTTCACGGAATCCTTTAATACCTACAATTTTATCTGTGATAGTAATAGAGCCTGAACCAACACCACTAAAGTCTTCAGGGCTATTATGTACACTATAGTAGACGGTAGTTTCGTTGCCTTCAACCCCAGCAGCAATTAAATGATGGTCGTGTGCTGTAATATATTGTACCGGAGTATTAGCTCCGTTAGGTTGTATTTCGTCTGTAAAAAATGTTCTAGTATTTAAAGCTCCAGTACCTTCCATTCTAAAAACAAAAATGTCTTTAGTAGAATTATCGGCTATCATTACTTGCCCATAATCTTCACCAGCAGCTTCAAACATTGCAAAGGTACATTGTCCTTGTCCAGTTCTTACTGAAGCTGCTTTACCTGTAAAGGTAGCATAAGTATCACCACCACCAGCAGATAGTTTATTTATTTGTAACCATGTGATTCCATCTTGGCTAAAATAAATATTGTTGTTAATAGCAGCAATAACTCCATCAGCATAAGGTATCACCCCATGTATTGTTCCTGTACTACCACTAGGAATCGTTGCACTATCACCACCAAATTTTTCAAATCCGTTGATACGTCTATAACCACCTTCAATAGAGACTTCAAAGTTTCTAAGTTCTCGAGCTGCTCCCGGTGTTTTAAGTAAGTCTATAGAGTTAGCAGACTTGATTAAACCACCTGCACATGCAACGGTATAAGGTTGTGATGCTGCCATAAATTAAAAGTATCTTCTATCGTCTGTCATTGCACGAGGAGTCGGATTAATCAAATTAGATTTCATATTCCTCATTGCCTTCTTGTAATCATCCATCGCAAAAGCTGCTTGTTGTGGTGATTCTTTAAACTGCCAAATATAATATCTTGTTTTAGCAGTGATAACATTTGTGTATTGTTCTGGGAAGACCACTGTGTCTCCGTGTGCTACAAGCTTTGTAGGCTTTTCAAACGCATAAAAGTGAACGTTGTATGCTTTATCAGGTATTGGACTTAAGCCAAACTTTCTTGCATCAGGTGATTTAATAACAAACTTGGGTTCACCATAAGCTTGTGTATTTGCATCGTCTGCATTTTCACTGTCTCTATAATATCTTTTCCAATCAGCTAAGTTTAAAAACTTTAAACCTTTAGAGACAAAAGGAGCTGTTTCACCACTAACGTTAATTGTGGTTAAATAAAAATCATCCCAGTCTATCGAAGCGTAATCATCTGCAACACTTGAGCTACTAGATTTAAGTTCGTACCATCTAGTACCTGCTACTGTAGCTACGGTCACGTTTCCATAGAACGGGTCAGTTGCACCACTTTCACCTGCTGTGAAAAATGGTAACTGTGGTTCTTCATTTGCTATATCGAATATAGACTTGTTGATGGCATCCTTAACAAACTGTTGAAGTCCTACAGCGTTTGCAAAGTTTGCAGAAGTAAGAGGTATCTCGTTGAGTTCTCTAAGAACTTCGTTAGTTAAATCTAAGTATGTTGTTGCCATTATTTTTTATGAACCTTTTGAATTGGGAAGTTTGCAGATTTACTAGCTCCTTTATGAGCTGCATAACCTGTCTTAGGGTCTTTCATTAGTTTATAAGACTTACCAGACTTCATCCAGTGATAGCCTTTAGGTGCTTGAACTTTCATATTAACAGGGTTTGCCTTTAGGACACTCACCGTGTTTGTAAGAAGGCTGTCCACCTTTTTTTAGACCGTCTCTAGCCATACCACCACCATATTTCATTTCACGTCTAGCCATTTGATTACCAATATCAGAATGTCCACCCATGTTTTTCTTCATTCTTTTAGTTCCACAATGCATAATAAATTCCTTTTAAAAAGTGGAGGAGTCCGAAGACTCCCCCGAGTTTCAACAATTAGTCGATTAAGTAGAAAGCACCTACTATCGCTTCTGGTCTAAGTACCTTAGAACCATAAACGTGCAATCCTCTAACGATATCACCAAATGAACTTGGGTCTCTTAAGACTTCAGTTGAGATGATAGTTTGAGCAGTTGCAGTAGATGACATATGTCCAGCTAACACTTTACCAGTTGCGTTTGATGTCGCAGCGATATTGTTAGATTTGTACATATCAAATCCACGTAGTTTTCCACTTGAGACTAGACCGTTTCTTATAGAACCTTGACCAGCATTGAAGTCTACAGAAAGCAGTTTAGAACTTGATTGTCCTAGTTGCTCGTAGAAATCAGGACCAGCAACAAACCAACGACCTTCTTCAGGTACGTTTTGTTCGTCTAATAGTCTTGCCATTCTAGCCATAAGGTTTAATGGGTCAGTTTCACTGTCTTGACCAATGTCAACAGAACCAGCACCGTCATATATGTTAGCACCTAAAGCAGTTGCACTGTCAGCACCTAACACATGGTCAGGTGAAGAAGCAGATAAACCACTAAACATGTTAGCGATAACAGCAGCATCAAAAGAATCTTTTAATGCATAAGCAGCAGAACTAGAAGCTACTTCTTTGAAGTTGACGTGTGACATTTTAGTTTCAATATCATCTACGATGAATTTGAAAGCTTTAGCACTATCAACAACCAAAGTAAGTTCTTGGTCTGTTAGTTTTGTTGGCGTAGTATCTTGTCCTCTGGTATAATCAGAAACAGATATTACGGGTTCTTTAATGATTTTAACTGAGTCTCCATAAGCAGAAATCTCACCGGCATAGTCGGTGTTTGTAATAGCTTCTACAACCGAAGACTTTCTAAAAAAGTTTAAAACCTTTTTAGAGTAAATCGAAGGTAGGAAGAAACTATTAGCCTGTCCACTTACGGAGTTTGCAAAGTTAGCATCGGTATCAGTTGTTGGTTCAAAATATTGAGCCATGATATTCTCCTAAGTTATAAAGTTAATAATTATGATTTTGCAATTCTGCCTTGTTGCATGGCTTCACTTATCTCGGCTTCGTGCCGATCAAATTCATCCATAGACATAGCTGCAATCTCCTTTTCAGTCCAAATTTTCGTTTGCTGTGGTTCAACCGTTGTTGTTTTAGTTGAGACCATATCAGCAGCAGACTTTCTGGACTTTTGAGAATTTGACTTCTTGGGTACATCCATACCAATATCACGTTTAAATAAATCTAAAGCTCTTGAAGCTAAATCAGCATCGTCAGCATTGTTGTATACCCAATCTTGGATAGACGTAGGCTGCTCTTTTGCCCAACTATGAAAGTCATCGCTGTTGCGAATATCTTCAAAATCAGGATGCTTATCCATCAATCGCTTTTCAGCATCTTTACGAATCAGTTCTTGTTCACGTTGTTGCAGTCTTTCAAGTTTCTCTTGCAAGTCTTTAGATTTCTCTTCAGCTTGAAGGTGAGAAACAGTTTCTACAACTTCGTAGACATCAGGATACTCTTGTCTAAATCTTTCAAGTTCTTCTGGAGATTTAGGAGCTTTATACTGAGGTCTGTTTTCAGCAGCCTTTTCTAATAACTCTTGTTCTCTAGACTTAAATTCGTTTAGTTTAGAGTCATAATGCTTTTTCAAGTCATCGTAACGTTTCTTGTAGTCAGGTCGTTTGTAAAGTTCATCCCTAGTTACTTCCTGTTCTACAGGTTCTTCAGATACAGCTTCTACTTTTTTTGATTTAGCTTTTGGCTTTTCAAAGTAAAGACCGTTAGAGTCTTCAAAGTTATCTTCTATATCCGTGTGCCAAGATTTCTTTTGGTTGTAAGGATTGGCATTTTCCTCTTGTACTTCAGTAGTCATATTCTTCTCCTACGGGGGCTTTCATTTAACAAGGTAGCTGCGGTGTGCACTTGCAGGGCTTGTCTTGTAAAGGTAGCCTTTCGGTTTAAAAATGATAGGGTGCTTATGACATAAGGTAGCCCTACCGTTAAGTTTGTTTAGCCTAAGTTTCTGCTCCCTCTAAGCATAGACTTTTTGACTTCTTCGTCTACTAAGTCGTTGACCTCTTGCTGTGAAGCTTGAGCACCTACGGTTGTCTTAGTAACACGAATGTCTTGTTGAGAAGCAGGTTGTTCAACCGGCATTACAACAGTCTCTTCTTCTTCAGGTTCTCCACCTTCAGCTAAACCTTGTCTATCATCTGCTTTCATTTCTGCATCTTTCATCATTGCCATTAAGTTGTCAGCTCCGATTTCTTCTACAGCTTTAGCAGTGAAGACAAATTCTCCATCAGATAACCTTGCAGGTATACTGTCAGAGACTCCTGAACCCGGTCCTTCAACAGGACCAGACCCAGCAAATTCTTGTGCAACGTCTATGACTTTATCGAATATTTCGCTAAGTCTATCGTTGTCTTGTAACTGTGACATTAGATAGTCTTCTTCTTCGCTATCTAATGCTTCATCTAAAATAAAATCTAAGTATTCATCTTCCATTTGTTCGTCAGGAACCATACCACCATCTTCAAATTGTTCTCTTGGATTAATGCCTAACTCTTTTAATTCTTTTCTTATGTTATTAATACGATTTCCATTTTTATCAAATTCTTTACTTAAATTTTTAAAATCTTTATTTTTTAACATTTCTTCAAATGAAAGACCTTCTTTAGACATAGTAGAATCTAATTTATCTCTAATTTCATTTTGTTTTTTGTTTAACATTTCAAGTTCATCTTCTGCAACTTTAACTTGGTCTTTATATTTTTTTGGAAACTTTTGTTTAAACTCTATATAATCATATAAAGCATCTGCACCCGGAACATTTTTTTGAACTCCTTTAAGTTCAAGAGCTTTTTTAACTATACTTCCAACACCATATTGTTCTCTATCATCAGGAACTATTCCTCCATCAGCAAAATCTCCTCTACCAGTTAATCTATCTAATGCTTCATCAATTTCTTCTTGAGACATCTTTGCATTAAACATTTCATCTAATTTTTTACTATCAGCTTTTTTAACAGCATCTTTTGCTAAACTTGGTTTTGGTTTACCAACCATAGAACCTAATTCTCTTGTAAATTCTTGAACGTCTTTTTGAGGATAACCAGCAGCTTGTAATGTTTGATTAATTTCTGACATTGTCATATCTTTATCTCTAAATGCTCTAACAGCATCATCATAAGTAAAAGATTCTAAATTAGCAATCCTAATAGATTCTGCTCCTTCATCAAGCAAACTACCTTTAGGTTTCATTATTTTTTCTGTAAGTTTTTTAATGACACCACCAATAGAACGTTCTATTCTATTTTCGGGTAAACTATTTAGTAATTCAATTCGGGCTTTGTCTAAAGAATTAATTCTTGCACCAATTGTTTTTACTGCACTAGCATCATTATTTTTTTGTGCATCTTCTAAATCAAGCATTGCTTCATTAATAGCAGTTTCAATACCAAACATTTTTGTTTTTGGATTTGAATTTAAAGAAGCTACAACATTTTTACCGTCTTGATAGCCCATACGTTCTACAACTTCAGGTGCTTCTTTTCTTAAAGCTTCTATACCCGGACCACCATCTTTCATTCCGTATCGTAAGTTGTCATCTTGTAATAAACCACCAGATTTAAAATCTCCTCTTTTTGTCATTTTATCTAACTCATTATCAATTTCTTTTTGAGTCATAGGTTTTCTAGGGTCAATGTCTTTTCTACCTACAATATCATCTATAATTTTATTAAGAGGCATATTTGATTCTGAAAATGCATCATCAGCAGATGCATCTCTTGCAATCCAAAAAGATTTTAATTTTTGAGGTTTATTTCCAGCAGCCACCATTGCTAATTCAGACTCAAAAACTTTATCAATTGTTCCTTCAACTCCACCCAAAGAGTAAGGAAGAGTATCTTTTGGTCCTCCTTGGTTACGAATAACATCTAAAAGTTTTTTAGCTTCTTGGGGTGTAACTTCTCTAGTAAGTTCTTTGGATTTTGCAAATCCGGGGTCATATTCTTCCGATACAATTTTTTTTCGTTTATTATATTCAGCAATTAATTTTTTAACAATGCTTCCTGTTGAATATTGTTCTCTATCATTATTTAATAAACTCATAATTCCTCTTTTCTATTTATTGCTTCTTTAACCTGCTCCGGCAACTGCTCTAGGCGTACCAGAGAATTCACTCTCCCCTGCAACCGGAACATTTCCGATTCC